AAGAGTTTTTCTTTAAGGCTGACAAACTGTGCATTCTTCACGGTAAAGAACAAGGGGAACCCATCGATCCTAAAAAGATTATTCAGGATACCAGAGGTGCCGAAACCTTAGAATTAACACCTTACCTTCACACAGGGCCAAAATATGAGGCAAGAATTTTATTAGATAAGGATGGATCCGAGATTTGGGTGCAACAGAAATATCTGGATATTCTTGATAAGTGTGACAATTATCAATTCACACAAGTAACCTACCCCACCGGACCGGTATATATTATGGATAAGGAAACAATGATCGGGCTGATTTTGCCGATCAAGGTAAATGAAGAACAGGGCTACCAATTGGTCAGGAAATGAATTACAAAACATTAATGTGTGATGTGGAAACAGAGATTTTGATTAACAGTTTCTTAAACAGCGATGATCCGGATAAAAGAACGGTCGCACTGCAGGCGGTCCTGGACAACGAAGCCCACAGTGATTTTTTAGACAATATGATTAAAGGGCATAATGGACAGTCAATCAAACGATTGTTAGAAGAAGGAGAATAAAAAATGTCAACAGCAGCCTTTACTGTATATTTTGTTGTTGGTCTTATCCTTACAATTATTATTTATTATATCCTTTACAGGGATATTAAAAAACACAGAGGAGAATAGTATGGTTGAATATTTTCAGATATGGGGCATGCCGCTGCTAATATTTCTTGTAAGTGGGTTTTGCCTGGGACTAGCAGCACAAGACCACCAGAAAAAGCATTATTTCCGTTTTGGGATAATGTTTGTGTGGGGACTTCTTTTATTCTTAGAGGGGGTAGCCCAGTTAGTTTTGAATTTGTGGGCGGCAAAATGATGAGTTTTTACATGCGGGAGATTAATAAAGAAATAAAAAGATTGGCGGATGCTATTCTTAGAGGTTTGTTTGCAAACACTGGACGATTAAGACCAAAAAGAAAAGCAACACACTTGGACAAACCAAAATTTAAAAGTGCTTTAAAAAGTAATTTCAAACCAGACTATAAAAGAAAAATGTGCTGCACCGGGAGCAAAGGAAATTACAGGAGATATTAATGAATTTGATCTGTGAAAAATGTCCGAATTATGATGGGAATATTTATATCTGTATTTTCAAATGTTTAGCAAAAAATAAACGAAAGAAGGGTTGAAGCATGGTAGATTTATTTTTCAAGGTTTTAGCATTCACTGGGATTGTGGTTTGCGCGGGAATATGCGGTGTTATGGTTATGTTAGTCGCTGGCGGGATTGTGGGTTATAAAAAATACTTGAAAGAATCAAAGGGAGATAAAAAATGACAACATCAGAAATATTAGCACAGGATGAACTTCTAATCATCCAAACAGTTAATCAGGCCATTAAAGAATTGAAAAAATCACGCCTGTTGAATGACGCCGCCAAGACACCTTTCCAGAAAGTGGAATATCTTTTATATAATTACAGTAATTTTGAAAAAGGCATCCAGAACAAACGGGAAAAGATCACCGACATCAAGAACCATGGCCTGGGCCAGAAGTCCAAGAGCATTACTTCCTTTGGAGGCTTTGGGGATAACAAGACCCAGGAAGAAAAAGAGCGGGAGCAGATCCAAGATCTTAGGAAAAGTATCTCGACCACCGAAAAGTGTATTGATCTGATTGATGAGGCTTTGAAACATATTGAGCAGGACATTTACAAGGATCTCATAAGGCTGTGGTATTTTGAGGATAAAAAAAGAGAAGATATAGCTTTGTATTTCGGAGTTGATGAATCTACCATATCCAGAAATAAATCCCGGTTGATCAATAAATTAAAGATTATATTGTTTTCGGATGAGGTTTTAAGAGAAATCTTTAATGTTTCTTAATTTACGTGCAATAACCGTGCAATATTGACGCCCTTGACTGCGCCATTATAAGATGTTAAAATGAGTACAGGTTAAATTATGAAATAACAGAGGCAGCGGGAAACCGGTGTCTTTTTTTAATGCCCCGGTTGAAATTGCTGATAGTTGGTAAAAAAATAAGACCTGTTTATTTAACAGGTCTTTTGTATTTGGCCAGCAGATCTTCAACGGCTTCATCTAAAAGTTTGGACAGCGGTATTTTTGATTCTTTCGACAATGCTTTGAATTCCAGGTGCAGATCCTTATCAATTGCATTGGAAAAAGCCGTTCTTGTTTTTAGATCTTTGTTTGACATATTTATCACCTCGACTTATTTTAACATATTTATAAAGTCCTTGCAAGTCCTTGGACATTATGTTATAATATTAAGTAAGAAATGAGGTGTTCCCATGTCAGATAAAACAGTTAAAAAGAGCAAGGCAGATGACCAGAAAAAATCTCCGGAAATGCATAATGATGTAAATTTTATAGGCATCGTCGATGATTCGGCGGAATACACCATTGAGGATTTTGCAAGCATTATGAAGCCCGGAGAAGTATCCAAATATAAAGCGGAACCAATTAAACCAAAGAAGACCTGAGAGGGTCTTTTTTAATGCCTTGAAAGGAGGTGGCGTTATTTGACAGAAAAACAGAAACGATTCGCGGATGAATATTTGATTGATCTTAACGCCACCAGGGCGTATAAGGCAGCTTATCCCAATGTGAAGAAGAATGAGACAGCAAAGTCCGCCGGAAATAGATTGTTGACAAATGTTGACCTAAAAAAATATGTTGATGAGCGGATCAAAGACCGTGAAAAGCGAACAGAAATAACACAGGACAATGTTTTAAAGATACTTTGGAGAATCGCAACAGCAGATCCAAATGAGATTATCAATCTGAGTCGTGTTTGCTGCAGACACTGTTACGGCATTAATTTTCATTATCAGTGGGTCAACAAACAAGAGTATGATGGTAGTATGGTTTTAAGGATTAAAGAAGATAAGCCTGAACCAATGGATATTGGGGGGTATGGATTTAATCCAAAGCGCAAACCAAACAATGATTGCCCTTATTGTTTTGGTGACGGCCATTTATCACGGAACATCAGTGATACCAATGATTTAAGCGAACAGGGGAAGGCTCTTTATGCGGGGTTCAAAGAAACACAGGCGGGCCTTGAAATAAAGATGAAAGACCAAATGAAAGCTTTGGAGCTAGTTGGAAGGCACTTAGGCATGTTCACTGATAAGATCGAGCATTCTGGCGGCATCACAGCAAATAACCCATTTGAAGAACTTACCAAAGAGCAGCTATTGAAATTAGCTGGTGAAGGCAGTGGATAAAGAAATTATCAAACTGTTGGCTCAATGTGAGTTAGCTCGTAGAGAGTTCTTTTTTTATTGCCAGTTAAAAGCCCCCAACTTTTATAAACCGGACAGAACTTTTCTGGCCGATCTATGTAATGACCTTCAAGAATTCATCGAATCGGATGAAGATGTTGCCATTGTAAATGAACCACCACGTCACGGGAAAAGCAGAACAGCCGGTAATTTGGTTGAGTGGGTTGTTGGGAAGAACAACCAAAATAAAGTCATGACAGGGTCCTATAATGAAACCCTATCAACCGTGTTCTCAAAAAATGTCAGGAATACCATTCAAGAAGTAAAGGCAGATCCGTTGAAGCCTGTTTTTTCGGATGTGTTCCCGGGTGTAAAAATAAAACGCGGTGACGGGGCTATGAACCTATGGAGCTTGGAAGGTGGGTATAACAATTACCTAGCCACATCCCCCGCAGGTACCGCCACTGGTTTTGGCTGTAACATCATGATCATTGATGATTTGATTAAATCATCATTGGAAGCAAATAACACGATGGTGCTGGAAAAACACTGGGAATGGTTCACGAATACAATGTTGTCGCGGTTGGAAGAAGGCGGAAAGATAATTGTCATCATGACAAGGTGGCACAGTGAGGATTTGGCAGGAAAGATCCTTAATTGGTGCAAAGAGAGTAACAAAAAATATAGGCATATTTGTATGAAAGCGTTAGTTGATAAAGAAAAAAAAGAAATGCTTTGCCCGGAAATACTGAGCTATGAATCTTATCAAGATAAGATAAGCGCTATGGGTGAAGACATTGCCTCTGCAAACTATCAGCAGGAACCGATTAATCTTAAAGGTCGGTTGTATAATACCTTTAAAACATACAAAGGTAAATTGCCTGAATTCAAGATGATCAAGAATTACACAGATACCGCTGATACCGGTGACGATTATTTATGCAGCATCAATTATGGGGTGACCTTCGCAAATGAGGCCTATCTGCTAAGTGTCCTATACACAAAGGCCGCCATGGAAGAAACAGAACCCAGCACGGCTTTAATGCTTGAAAAAGATAAGGTCAATATAGCAGACATTGAATCCAATAACGGCGGACGTGGCTTTGCCAGGAATGTTGACCGGTTAATAAAAACAAATATAACAAAGGTCCAGTGGTTCCACCAATCTAAAAACAAGATTGCCAGGATCCTGACAAATGCCACATGGGTTATGAATCATGTATATTACCCGGAAAATTGGAGAGATCAATGGCCAGAGTTTCACGATTCCATGATCAGATACCAAAGAGAGGGCAAAAACAAACATGATGATGCCCAGGATACAATTACCGGCATTGCAGAAAAGATAGAAAACGGTGCTGTATTCAGTTTTGACTAAAATACCTTTAGGGTGTTTTTTTTTACATTAAATTTAGAAAGGAGGCCACACCATGATAATAAGTGAAACATCCCTGATTAATTCGATCATAACAGAGGGCGCGAAAAAGGTCATTAGTGACTTAAGATTCCTTGAATTAGAGATCTGTAAATGGAAAACATCCCCTACCCGATTGATGCAGATTGCCGGAGAAAAATATTATGGAAATCTGCATGATATCTTAGACCGAAAGCGAACAGTCATCGGAGCCGGTGGTATATTAACTGAAGTAACCAACCTCCCAAATAATTTAATAATCGACAATCAATATGCAAAGGTTGTGGATCAGAAAGTTAATTACCTGGTTGGTAAACCATTTACAATTTCTAGCAAAAACAAACTCTATGATGCTATATTACAAGAGTATTTCGGAAAAGCATTCATGAGAACGGCAAAGAATGTTGTCGAGGACTCCTTAAATCAGGGGGTCGGCTGGCTATATGTTTATTATGACGATAAGGGAAACATAGCCTTTAAATGCATTGAAGCCTATGAAATCAAACCATTCTGGTCGGACAGTGAACATAATATCCTTGAATGTGCTGTGAGGTTGTATTCGGTTGAAGTGTATAAAGAAAATGAAACCGTGGAAGTGGTTGAAAAGGTTGAGGTTTATTCTACTGGCGGCATTGATCGTTATATTCTAGAAACCGGGCGACTAATCCCGGATGTGGACAACCCCCACAGTAATTATTTTAAGGTTGGCGAAATTGATTATAACTGGGATAATATCCCGCTTATCT